TCGTAACCCAGTCACATAAACTCTGCCAGTTGGTAGTTGGTTTTGTTAGTGTGGCTGTAGTCATTTAATTAAAAAGAGTATTTTGCTCCTAGTTTTGTGGAGTAGTTGTTGTCAGCGTCTTCCACTTGTGCGAAAGATACTTCCCCATAGATACCAAGTTTGTCTGTAGCAGGGACAGAAGCACCAAGCTTCCCAGAGAAATTAGACTCTGAATCAACGCCATCAACAGCATTAATCGTCTTACCGCCTTGGATATAATATGCAAAGGAGCCAAGATTGTTTTCATAACCTACGTGGAGGTCGGTAGCTCTAGATGTATAATCAGAGCCAGTGTAGTTAGCGTTGCTTTCAACGTTAACATAAGGTCCAGCAAGTACTGGAGATGAGAATAGAGTAGCTGCGAAAGCTAGTGAAATTTTTTTCATTTAAAATACGCCTGGAATAATTTGACCTGTTGTGGCGTAAGCTCCAAGAGCTGCCCAGATGCCAAGCATAGCCCAGCGTCCGTTTTGTACTTCTGCGTTCTCGTTCATGGTATATTCAATAGGGGGTTGTAATGCGATAACTTCTGTATCGTTCATTGTTTATAGTGTAAATTGACCGAGGCGATGATGAAGGTTCAGGTCGCCACGAATACACTATATCGATTTTAGTACATCAGTTAATGACAAACCACCTTTAGGTCTAACATTAGTAACTCTACCAGCTCCATAATTTTGTTTATATCCCATGTTTCCACCGTAGTTTTTAATAGGTGTGCTTGGACCTTGGTTCATAGCTTGAAGGTTTCCTATCGTTAATAAGTTTTTTAATAATTGTTCCTTATCTTCGTAATCACCTTGAAGATTCTTACCATACTTCTTCATAATTATTGGTATGAGTTTATCCCTTCTAGATCTAGAGATCAATGTAGAATTCATGTACTCCTCTATTTGTTTCAGTTCCTCATCACTATACTTTTGTCTACCATCAGGCCAAGTATTAGTACCTCTGCGTCCATGAGGATTTACTTGTCCTCCAGGTACTGGGATTCCACCGTGACCTGGTGCTTGCCAATCATGTGCAGTTCCATCTTTGTTTACATGAGAGATCTGTAAATCAGGATGATATAATCTATCATGTTTTTCCTTATTTTTCTTTTGCTGCTCTTCGTCTACTGGCATGTCAAAAGGTTTACCACTTGGAGTCATTCCTCTTGGTTTCTTTTTTATTCTACCATAGTTATCAAAGAATTTACCATGAGCTTGTAAACCTTTTAGTTCTATTTCGTCTACACCTTCACTATACATGTCATCTGTTTCTGCTTCTTTAGGTACAAAAGGAAGCATGATTTGGTTAGGTCTAATTTGAGTACTAGCAAACTTCGGTTTCAAAGGTGCAGGGGGAGGCCAATCCTTATCATGTCTATTATCACCTGTCTTATCATCACCTGGACTTTGACCAGGTTTCTGATTAGCTATTTTCAGTAGACTATTTCTAACTCTAGCTTGTACTATTTGGTCTGTTGTATCTATTGCCATAATTAAAAGTTAACATTAGATCGTTCGAGTTTCTTCATTACATCTTGTCTATATGCAGAATCTCTATCGTATCTAGGATCACTCATAGCCTGTACGACTTCTGCTTGACTACGGAATTGATCTCCACTTTGTTTAGGAGCATTACCTGTCAGCATCTTACCTTCATAACCTCTAGCATCATTATACCTATAAGATAAAGCACGAACTGCAAAGAATGCAGCTAGAGGATTACCTTGTTCCATAACTTGATCAAACATTTTTACTTCTTGTTCATTCAAGTTTTCATTAGCCCACCTCAACATATTATCATAAGCCTTATCTCCACCAGCTACGTTCTTTAAGGATTGTACCTGTTGTTCTGAGAAGTCTTGTTTCTCTGGTTGACGTTGACTAACTTCTTGTCTGTATTGAAGATGCATCTTAGCTAAATCTTGTGGATTAGCTTCTTGTAATTTACTTAGTATTTCATCACTAAACTTCTCACCAGATTGAGCTTCTTCCCACAGTTCATCTAAAACATTAGTTTCTTTACTATCTTTCTCAGCTTTATTCGTTTCTTTTTCGTCTGTTTCTTGTTTAGAAGATTCGGTGTCCCCAGCTTCTTCGCTAGTTTCAGAGCCTTTGTCTCCAAGTTTTTTCTGAAGTTCGACGTAAGCACTTTCTAATTCCTGTGCGTTTTTATACTTACCAGCAAGTAATTGTTCTTGCTGTTCTACCATTGCTTCTCCTACTTGGAGAGAATCCTGCTCATCAGCATTAAGATTCTCTTCAGTAGTTACAGTATCTGTACCTGCATCATATGTTAATGTTTCTGCCATAATTTATTGTGGTGGTTGAGGTGGTTGTCCTTCTTGTTGTTCAGTTAGTTGTGGATTCTTAGATGGATCAAGCATAGGTGCTTTCAACATATTAGGAGTCTGTTTAACAGCTTCCATTTCTGCTTGTTGTTGTATTGCTTGTTGCTGTTCTTGTTGTACTTCTTGCATACTCTTAACAAGATTCAATACATCTATACCTTGAGCTGCAGCTAATCTCTTAACTACTTCTTCAGGATTAATGTATTGTTGGAT